CACAGCCTCATTCGGATCGTCATACGCAGTCATACCCGGTATTATCCAAATTGTTTGGTTCTTTTCTTCCCAGTCAACTCGACAATCCAACACATCTGTTATATCACGAAGTTTAAAGTAGTTGTTACCGTCGATATTATAGCAAGTTGCCTGAACGGGAACTCCGTCAAGAGTTAGAAATGCCGATGAAGAAACGGCTGTTCTCGTTTCACCGTCACCTGCCGTCAACTCACCTCCGACCGATGTGTAATCAAAATAGCTTAACATATCAATCGAATTTGTTGACGCGTCATACTTAATATCAAATGTTTTAATTGTTCCGTTAAGCATTTCCGCAATATCTCTGAGTTTGAAATAGTTACTGTCGTCAATGTTGTATGCAACGGCGTTATATTTGTTACCGTCTATATAAACAGGCTGTGTTTTGGCAACAGATGTTTTACTGAACTCAGTTCCCGGATAATATGTAAACGTTTGATAATGTTCATCATTCTGTAGGATATAACGAATATTTCCGTCATAAAGAATGGTATATGCTTTTCCCGTTTCTATTTCGTCAGGATAATCAGGGTCTGGAGTATACGAATAATCTTCAATATTATATACATTAGCCCAATCTTGATCATTTAAAAAGCTTATTTCATTTCGATTTAAAATGTCCGCATATATTTTAGCTCCCTCATATGACTCGCCGTACTCATGCGCCTTAAGAAGCTCATAAGCCTCTTTTGTATATGCCTCTGCACCATATGCACTCCATGGCGAATCAACCGCAAGAACACCAATCGGCGCACCAAGTGCCGCTATACCCGATGCTGACGGTGTGCTGACAAAATCAGTCAAATTGCTTGTAGGAATATAACATTCTTTTGAATTGAAATAGATTTTTGAATTTGTGCCGTCATAATCTTTTTCAATAACATCAACTGTTGTACCTGTTTTCACCTTGCCCACAACTGAAGAGCCGTCCGAAACATCGCAGTCAGCACTTACTTCCGCCTTATACGAAATAGCCGGCTTTTGAGTATTTGTGTACTGCACATTAACATACTGTGATTCAACATAATACAAACCGTGCTTGTAATAAATCTTGTAATGACCGTTTTGCGGCGTTGCGTCCACTATTTGAACAGACTGATTTATTTTGTAAACACCCGATTTTACATAATCCGTTGAGTCGGGAGTTGTCTTTACCATAAGCGGAGCGGTTGCTTTTCCGATAGCTTCAATTTCCGGAGGAGTTGTCACTTGATTGTTAATATCTAAGATATAACAATTTTTTCTCGGTACAAAATATACGGCAGGTTTCCAGCTTGTGAAAGCAGTACCGTCTTTTTCGCCGCATTGTCTGATTGTACCGCGTGATTCGTCAACACCGCCTTCGCTCCATATTGCAACCCAATCTTCGTTATATCCGACAACGTCAAATTCACTTGTTGCACCTGCATAAAATGCTGTGTTGGCATTTGCCTCTGTTCTTGACTTTTCCGCAAACGGAGGATCATAGCCGATTTCTTTAAGTTCGTCCAATCTCTTAGAGTGATAATTAATCGGCGGATTGCCCGGATAGAACGATGCCTTTACCGAACCGAATTTACCCTCATCACCGATATGTATAACTGCTTTACCTACTAACGGTAACGATGCCGGTCTTTTATGTCTTGCCCATTCAGTCGGAACTTTTGCGTAGAAATTCATTTCTTCACCTTCAGTTGTTTTTGAACCGCCGTAGATGTAATCAGCAAGGAAAACCATATTTATTGCGTGTTGATATTTTTCATCATCCGACTTTAAAGACTCATTCAACTTTTCTTCAAAGTCCTCTGCCGCCTCAAGTGTATCTTTTCTGTTTGCATAAGCATACACATAACCGATTGTACCGTCTTTAAGCTGAACTTTGTGGTAATTGTCCGCTATTTGGTCCTTGCCGTTTATGTACGCCTCCAAAACCGTCAGTTTCTCATTTTGGTACACAACACTGATACTTCCGGACGGTGTCGGATTTTTTGTGACGTTCATACTTCCTACTGTTACATAAGCCTCACTGCCGTCCTCAATATCCGTTGCGAAGACAGGCACTGCAATCATGGTAAATACCATAATCGCCGCAAGCAATGTGCTAAAAACTTTTTTCATTTTAATCCCTCTTTTCTTAAATTTTTTATTCCGTCTTGGCAGACTATGTTCTATAATTATTATACACCGTACACCGATGTACGATGCAATGGATTTTCAAAAAAAATTAAATTTTTTCTGAAACAAAAACTTTTAATGTCATATCAAAAGGAGTTTTATTTTTCATTGCTAAAGCTACACTGAACCTCGGAACTGTCTGTTTTTCATAATACAGCAAAACCTCCTGCATAATCACAGGAGGTTTTTGTACTGATTTATCTTCGGCATCCACAGTCACTGTCATCTTCCGGCTCGGATATGTCATCTTGATCACATTCCAAGAATTCGCCCCTCTCAGGCGGGAAGAATTCGTCAACCGGGAAATCTATTCTCTCAAATAAGTCACAAGGATTGTCATCCGTTGCCCCTACACATTCTTTTTGAGGGATACAGAAGTCATATGACGGGATAAGAAGTTGAACGTGGCGTTCGATTTTAATTATGGAGAAAATACCCAAAGATACGAACACACGTTTTGCCTCATTGCCTGTTACAAACTGATCGTCAAACACTCTGCAAACCGACGCAGGCACAGACGCCAAATCGAAATCATCATCACAGCAACAAGATTTTCTGTCACGTACATCAACAAGCTTTGCACCCAATGTTATCGGGTCTACCACCTCTACTACTGCATGCGGCATATTTGTTTTTCTCCAAAGCTGTGGGTCAAAAGCGTCCTCTTTATATTTCGACTCAAACACTTTTGCATTACCTTCCGAACCGAAAAGTATAACTTTTTTATCAAAAGTTGCAAGGCCCTCAACTTCTGTCGGACGACCCACTCCTGTAAATGCCGAAATAGAATATTGCCCCAACTAAAATAGCTGATAAAATCAGCTATTTTTTTAATTTTTTTTGAAAAAACTATTGACAACCACACTTTTTCGTGGTATAATAAATATAGAAAGTGAGGTGAGGTCCGTTGAAAGACGAAGACGAAAAAATAAAAAAGCTTTTCAAACTCCTTACGGTAGTCGAAAAGCTCTTGATCAGATTGATTTCCATTGTTGGCTGGTTGAAAATTCTGATCGACATTATTACATAGAGATGGGGGTTTTCCCCCTCTCTGATTTAATTATATCACAAGTCTTTCAATAGTGCAATATGAAAAAATTATATTTAAAAATTGCCCTAAAAGTATTTTATATTTTAGGACTATGTTTCTTTTTGTACTACCTTGTAAAATCATTTTTTTAGAGGTGGATTATATGTTAAACTTAAAAGCCATACGGCTACAAAAAGGTTATAGCGTTCCAAAGTTTTCAGAATTGACAGGCATACATCGCCGAACTATCGAAGACATTGAAAAGCGTGGTGACTGTAAAATTTCAACCGCATACAAATTTGCACAGATATTAGGTGTAACTTTGGAAGAACTATATGATGAAAAGACACCAGAGGATTAACCTCTGGTGTCTTTTTATATTTTTTTGATTTTTTTCAATTTTTTTCTTAAAAAAGCTTGACAACCACAGTTTTTCGTGGTATAATAAAATCAAGAAATGAGGGAAACCTCAAAAAAAAGAAACAGAGATAATAATTTTTAGGAGGACAAAACAATGAAAGAATTTAAGGTAACAAACGAAATGTACAAAAACGGTAACGTAGTAGAAGCAAGTCGTGATAATTACGCAGGTGATTATGTAACTGCTGAAAGCGAAGCAGAAGCAATCGAACTATACAAAGATTTTCTAATTGAACAAATCAGAAACAACAACCTAAACGCTGAAATTATTGATGATGAAATCGTTGTAACCGATGATGACGAAATCGAAATCGAAAGATTCATAAACTTTGAAATTGAAGATTAATAAAAAAGTGGCTAAAAGCCACTTTTTTTATTCTATCTATCATACATACCACATCTGTACTCACGGCAAATTGCCCTTAAGTCTTTATATGACAACCCAAGGCGACCATTTTCATCTCCTTGAATTGCACCGCAGTCCATAGCCGCCTGCACCGCAGGACGTGCCCATGGTGGCATATTCTTATCAACATAATCATACACCATTGTATTTTGTAAAACTGCTTTTAGCTGCTTGTTTTCTTCCTGTAACGCCGATATAGCCGCCGCCTGTTTTTCAATTAATGATTTTAATTCATTATACTGTTCCATAGTTAGTTCCTCGCTTTCACTTAATTTTCTTTTGAATTTTTTCCACAATTCCGGTTTACGCACAAATGGCTCTGGACATTGTTTGTCCCACACGTCATAATGACGCAGCACATTCTGTGCCGGCACACCGTATTTATTCATCAAATACCGTGTTAATTTAATTGTCTGTTCCACAATTCCGTCACGAATATAGTATTTACCGTCCGCACCGATACGACTGCACATTTCAATCGAAATACTGTTCATATTCCTACAATACGGGTGTTTGTAAATTTTTGTACCACCGACAGCCCACGCCGCCCATTTATCGGGTACAGATTGATATATTCCGTCATCGCCGATAAAATAATGTGCAGACGCACCACGATTTGCACCGCTGAAATAATTGCAGTTGTTCAATGCCGTATCGCCGTTATTTGACGTAAAATGAATGACGATATATTTAATATCGCCATTCCTATATGTGTAGCAATTAGACGTGTGGCACTGCGGACCCTGTTTGATTTGAATATCCATTGTTTATACCTCAATCCTTAATTTCCGGCAAGCCGGCAACCGATGTCAGCAGCGATAATATGCCTGCCAAAGCCGCCGCTGACGCAACCATTACCCAGTTGACATCACCCAACGCGACAGCAGTGCCTACTGTCGCAATCGCTGTTTGTGCTACTGTTTTTATTGCACGAATACCTGCACATTTAATCCATTCTTTCATTTTTACATACCTCCTAATTTTAAAATACTAAAAACCCAACATTTTAATAAAATAACCTATCAAACCGACGACTAATGCCGTAATAACAGCAGTAATTACTGTTTCATATCGTTTGTTAGGTTTCTTTTCGATTTCGTCCACACGTTCCGTGATGTCATTCACATCTTCACGCATAGCCTTTGTTTCCGTAGCTATGATGTGGACGCTTTCAGTCAACTTGTCCAACGTGTCAATTCTGTGGTGTGCCGACTTCGTGGACTGCTCCACCGCCGTCAGACGTTCCCACATTTCTTTTTGTTCATTTTCCATCATTGCCTCCATTTTTCCGTATTATCACTACTCCTGCCACGTCACCCATTTTCACAGTACCGAAATTACGGCTATCTAAACTGTGTCCCCTGTTGTCGCCCATTACCCACAATTCATTTTCAGGGATTGTAACGTCAATGCTTTCGCCTGATTGTTCTTGCGGATTTATGTATGTTTCGTTCTGCCATTCGCCATTTATTGCTACACTGCCATATGTGCTAATCGTCAAATGGTCACCGCCAATAGCAATAACACGTTTAATCAACATATCACCG